GTCCTGATCGCTGATTACAACAAGGCCTTGCATGAGATCAAGCTGACCAATGGCTCATTGATCAAGGGCATCCCAGCTAGTGAACCTGAGCGCTTCCGAGGCCCACAATTTCATGGTGGCTGGCTCAATGAGCTAGCAGCATGGGAGTATGTTCAGGAGGCTTGGGACCAGATCCAGTTTGGCATGCGACTAAAGTTGGAGGACATGAAGACCAGGCTGATCTGCACCACGACACCCAAGCCCAAGGAATTAATCATCGACCTGATTGGCCGTGAGGGTGATGATGTCGTGCTGACCACAGCCAGCACTTACAGCAACTTAGACAACCTGTCAGAGAACTTCAAGCGCCAGATCCTGCAATACGAGGGCACCAAGCTTGGCCGCCAGGAGATTCACGCCGAGATTATTGATCCTGAAGAAGGCGGCATTGTCTCCAGGGATTGGTTCAAGCTTTGGCCTGCTGGCAAAGAACTGCCCAAGCTTGAGTATGTGATTCAGAGCTATGATTGTGCGTACACGGAAAAGACGGTCAACGATCCCACGGCCTCGATCACGTTTGGCGTCTTCAAGCCCACTGACGGGTCCATGTGCGTCTTGATCATTGATGCCTGGCAGGACAGGCTGCAGTACCCAGATCTTAAGCCCAAGGTCATCGAGGAATATGACATTGTGTTTGGCGAGGGCAAGACCGCCAAGAAAGTTGACCTGGTCCTGGTCGAGGACAAAGCCGCGGGTATCGTGCTCATCCAAGACTTGCAGCGTGCTCATGTGCCCGTGCGTAGCTACAATCCGGGTAAGGCTGACAAGATCCAACGCTTATCGATTGTGGCCAACATCGTGAAGGCTGGCAGGGTTTATGTACCCGAGTCCAGCAACAGATCAGGCTATGTCCGTGACTGGGCTGAATCCATGGTCACGCAGATCTGTAGCTTCCCAACCACGGACCATGATGATTTCGTGGATGCCTTCAGCCAGGCACTCAGGTACTTGCGTGATGCTGGCTGGCTCAACATCGACCCCTTGCCACCCGATGATTACGATCCCGAGGACTACATTGATGCTGGCGTTGTGAGGACTAATCCGTATGCAAGCTAACCGCAAAGGGTTATCATCCCGCGCAAACGGAGGCCGATGATGCCCAATCCCAAACGACTGCTTGAAACTTTGTATGGCGTCAACATGCAAGACGGTGGAAGCCCCCTCAATCAATTTGCTGCCAAATCTCGCGGCGCATCATCGCTACCAGGCTATGGTGAAGGCGCACAAGATATTCAGCAGGCTCTTGCAGCCATACAAGAAAGTCCGGCTGGGCGCATAGCATCCGGCGTCGGTGAGTTTGCTGAGGGCTACATGTCCGGCGCTGGATCAACAGACTTGCAAAAGATTGGTCAGGGCCTATCAATGATCCCGGTGCTTGGCTTGCCAGCAACGGTTTCAAAGACAATAAAAACTGCAAGGGTTGGTGATGCAATCACTGACTCACTGCGGGCCAAATATCCAAATGTCGATATTTCAGTTGCTGGTGATAACACGCTTTATCTCGGCAAAATGGTTGTTCCAAAGGAGCAGCGCAATCAAGGAATCGGAACGCAGGTCATGAACGACCTTGTTAAACAAGCCGATGACATTGGTGCAACCGTAACGCTATCGCCATCAGCAGACTTTGGTGGCAACAAGGAGAAGCTAAAAGAGTTTTACAAGCGCTTTGGCTTTGTGCAAAACACAGGAAAAAACAAAGACTTTGCCATTTCGGAGTCCATGTATAGGACGCCCCAAGAAAATTTGCCAACGAACTTTAGTGATCTTGGTGCAATGGCCACTCAGGCTTATGCAGACTATAAAGCTAATCCAAATCAGTTAAATGCTTTGCGCTACCAACGCATCAAAAAGGCTGCTGATGATGCTTATGTAAAAACCCAAGCCACTCCATCAAAACCAGTAGTGACTAATGAAGATTACAGAGGCCTTCATACTGCTCCAACAAGAGCCGGTGGAGCGCCATTACATGATTTAACTCAGACTTATCCTGATGACATTTACTCAAGCAGGGCATCTCAATACTATGGTCATGGAGAGCCACGAGATGCTGCGGTTGTATCGCTTGCACAAAGCTTTAAGGGCAGACCGCATCAAATGGTGACTGTGTATCGAGCCGTACCCAAAAATGCCAAGGATGTTATTAATGCTGGCGACTGGGTAACCATTGACCGCCCTTATGCCAAATCCCATGGTGAAAGTGCGCTACGAGGTGACTACAAGATTTTAAGCAAGCGCGTTCGAGCCAATGAAATATTCACCAATGGCGACTCGATTTACGAGTGGGGTTACGATCCAGTTGAAGCAATTAAAAAAGCCGCTGGTGGCGCCATACACATGCAAGACGGTGGCAGCCCACTAGATCGCTTTATGGGCAAAACACCCAAGCGCGGGGTGTCATCCCTGCCAGGCTATGGCCAAGGCAATGTCCTGCAAAGCATAGAAGGTGCGCTGCCTAGCGTTGCTGGCGGTCTTGATGTATTACTAACGGGTGCTCCCGTGGTGGCCAAGGCACTTACATCGCCCGTGGTATCGCTTGGCACCTTCGCCAAGGAGGCTGCAGCCAGTGGCGATCCACGCGACACATCACCGCTAGAACGCGCCCGAGAGGCATCGCAGGAATACATCACAGGCAACATCAGGCTGCCACAAACCGAGACAGGCATTCGGTACCTTGAAAATATTGCAGACACGCTCGAAGACCTGCCCGACTTCAAGATCCCGCCGATCATTCCTCAATTGATGACCGCACCGTCCATGCCCGGTATCAGTGGCGCACTGAGAGATGTTGCAAAAACCGCAAGCAAAGCAAAAATACCTGATGTGCCTGCGCCAAAGGCTGCGACAATCCCAACTCAAGGGGTGACATATGAAACAACCACAGAAGGACCGTTCTACCGCGTCCGTCCTAGCGTCTCTCAAGCGCCTGCAGGCCAGCGTCGAGGCACGCTCGAAAGCGATGGGCTTGAAGCCGGACAGCGTCCCGCAGGAGGAACTGGAAGCGATGTTCCGCAACCAATTACGAATGAAGCAGTACAGCAAGTAATGGCTGACCCGGCGAACTTTGTTCGTCGATCAGCAGACACTTACACGCAAGATGTACTGGGCAAGCCTTATGAATTGCCTGAGGTATCGGAAAGCTCCATCTTCAAGCAGGCGCCGATTGGCCGCACGTTTATGCTGGCCACAACGGATGATCCTGTTTATAAGCAGACGGTTTTTGACCAGTATGCGAGCCAGATGCCTGAAGTCATTCAGCAGTCAGGCGCAAAGAATTACGATGAACTGCTGGCCGCCTCTTATAGGCAGCTAGCCAAAGAGACCGATGAGCAGTTCAAGCGCCTTCCCATCAGCCTTTCGTATCACAGAGCAGGCGAAGGAAATTATCGCAACAGCAAACAGATGCTGCAGGATGTTTATGGCAACAAGCACCTGTATGTCTTCCAAGGCGGTGACGAGCATCCTTACCTGAAAGATGTTGATCCGATCACGGGCCTGAACGAGAACGAGAAGTTTCGCGCTGTGCATGACTTCTTTGGCCATGCCGTCCACGGCAACGAGTTTGGACCCAAAGGGGAGGAAATAGCTTGGGCCGCACATAGTCAGATGTACTCGCCGCTGGCACGACTAGCCATGAGCACAGAAACGCGAGGGCAGAATAGTACGGTCAACTACACGCCGCTGAACGCTGCACTCAAGCGCACTATCAACGAACTGAATATGCAGCGTTACGAGGCTAATCGCCGCGGCAAAACAGACCTGGTCAAAGAAATTGATGGCCAGTTAAAAGAGGCCTGGAATGGTTTTCAGTTTGCGCCACAAAAGCCATTGCTGTTACCGCCTGAATTTATAAGCACCAAGTACGAAGGCGAGATGCCTGATTATTTGAGGCCTCTTATCAAGCCTGAAGAAGGCACTTTTATTAATAAACCTATGGTGCATTTCAGCAAGCAAGCAGGCTTAACAGAAACAGATCCTGCGTTTTACGGCACAGGGATTAAAGGCGAAGAAGCTGCTCGTTTAGGCGAAAAGGGATCGGTGAGGCCAAGGACATACTTTTACACCGATGAGAGCGTGACGCCTGAGCCTGGCTTAGGTCCACATCGTTATCGTGCCATGGGCGAAAACCTTTATGACTTATCGGCTGATCCGCTCATGCTCAGTATGTTGGCTAGAGAGACAACACGCATTCCCATGACGGCAAGCAGCAACAAAGGATTGGCACAGCCTGCTGAAGCAACTAATGCGCTTGAGCGCTTGATTCGAGACTATGGCTACGCTGGATATATCAGCCCACAATCTACCAAGCCAAGCGCCGTACTTTTTGGAAAGATGCCAGTAACCCCTTACAAGCAGGGCGGTCCGATGAGAAAAGTTCACATATCAAATAATCCTGACACCATGGAGCTTGAATTGGCCATGGGAGGCGCCGTGCGTATGGGCACTGGTGGCAAGATGGAAAAGATAGCCCAGGCCACCAAGGCCGCAGCGTTTACGGCACGCGAGCTTAAGAGTGAGGCCAACAAGGTGGCCAAATCCATAGCCAAAGAAAATCCTAAGA